GATTGCTCCAATGGATCAAGCTTGGAAATAGTCTCAGAATTTTTTTGTCTTAAATCCCTAAAGAAGTTTTTCTTCATGTCACCAGGTTTGTCTAGCTTGGTAATTTTATCTAGGGTATCTGAAAATTTTAGGATGAAATCACTTGGATTACTGTAAACAATGGGCTGATGATCACCGATAAAATGCATTATGTATTTAACGTCTGTTTCAGCCTTCTCCAGCGACTTAACTTGTTTTTTGATATCATCAATCATGTTGGTATCGTTATCGCTATCAGTGACGTTCCTAGGCTCTTTTTTTTCAGGGTAATCTTGTGCTTCCTCAGCAGTGATCAATCCTTTGATGGCATCCGGAAATGCATCCCTCAAAGCAAAGCCCCTAGCCCTAAGTTGCAGCATTCTTTTAGGATAGTTCTTCCAAGGACCAGGTTTGTTCGTAAGGTTAGCTCGTTGTGCATCCTTATATGAGAACTCAGACCTCGTTTCTTCTATCTCACCATGCACATTTCTTTTGACCAGACATACTGCTTTATCTTCTTCTTCGATATAAGTCTCACTGATACCTCTCCAATCAGGATGTGCCTTGCAAACTGCAATCATTGAATCACCCCATAGTGACGGCCTACCATTTATGACTGCAATATTCTGAAGAGCTTGCATAGGTGCTAGGCCAATCTCATATCCCCACTGAATAGCTACCAAGATATTATTGGGATTGCCCTGGAAGTCTTTTGGAATGTGAGTAGACGATGCTAGAAACTTAGAGAACTCCATAGCTTCTGTCATGTTAGTTGGATTTAAAGTTGGTAATGTCATATTAGTTCTCCTTCTTTTCAATTTTAAATTTTCTGTACCAAGATGCTTCCTTAGCTGGCACTGTCTTTTCCGGTTGTGCTTTTCTTTTGACGATAGGATTGAGTATTCTGTACTCCCCTATCTCAGCTATCTCGGCATCATTTTCTTCCATAACAAGCTCCAATGCTTCCTGGCATTCTTGCCTGGTAGTTGACCATTCCCTTACCTCAGCATCAGCCTTGGCCCAGTCCATAGCTATACGAATAACTTCATTCTTAGTTTGTAGATGGTCTAGGTTTATGGTGTAGGGTTTACCATTATCTAATGGTGGATATGGTTCATCCAAGTCAACCTTCTGCCAAAACTCACTGACCTTTTCCATAATGATAGCATGAAGTTCTTGATCAGCTTTGTAAGGTACAAGGTTTAGTCTTTGTGATTTCCCAAAGATAGCAATGATGCCCCACTTCAACCCACTGCAAAGCAATTGTGTCTGAAGTTGTATGACCTGGTCAGCCCTAGGAAAGTCATCTGAGTTTGTGGTTTTAATCTCCAATGCACCCATACCAGTAAGGATCATGTGACCTTTAGTCTGAGGGTCTTGCATTGTGATCTCACCATCTATCTGCACCATAGCATCTAGAGATGCACACAGTCCCAGGTCCGGTATCCTATGTCCATCAGTGACATCATGCACCCTGACATCAGCAACACCCTCACCTATCTTGGCAAGCTTGTCTATTGACCAAACTATAATTGCTTCTTCTAGGTAGTTACCTCTTTCCTTTGCATCTTGTGCAAAGTCAGATTCAATGGTAGGAATACCTTGTCTTGCATGAATAGTTTTTTGTCTCTCTCTTTCGTTAGTAGAAAATTTAGTCTGACCCAAAACTATAGCTGGCACTCTTGAAGCACCTAGCTCCTTAGTATCATCTGAATATTTAGCCATTGATCACTCCAAAATTTTGAGTGAAGCATGCATCATCAATTAGACATACAAAATGTAGTAGGTAATAGATGTAGACCAACGTAAAGATAGATGCTAGGATAGTACCTAGGACCATCAGTGTGCTTACAAAAGCTGGATGGTTGTGCAAAAACTCACTGATTATACCTCTTCCAATATATATATTATGCGACAAACTGTTATATCTATAACGGCTCTTCTCGCTAAGTGTTTGTTTACTAACCATATTATATCTCCTTCTTAATAATGGTTTTCTTGTACTACCCTTAGAAGTATGTGTCAAAACACCACCTAAATGTAGTAATTCTATTTTTAGTCGTTTGTTATTGTTAGGTTTACTATTCATTATCTTAGCCCATGTATGCCGTATAAAAACATGAAGTCTGACCTAGACTTTATACTAAAGTTAGCCCTGGTAATAGCATCTTGTGCATCAAGGCATCTTTGAAATACTGACTTGCTAGTATCTCGCTGAATAGTTTGTAGGGTCTTGGACAGTTGTTTTAGTTCCTGGGAAGCATTGCGAATAGTTTTCCTATCAACAATAGGGATGGTCAATCTGACTGCCGTCTTAGCTCCTTTGTAGTGCATGTAGTGTTCGTGATTCAGCACTGCCCTTGCCACCTTCTCTCGTTGTGGCCCGGTCAAAGTTGGAAACAAGTCTGCAATATTATGGCCGTTGATATTTCTTTTGCCAATTTTCTTGATCCTGGTTTCTAATATTTTGCCAAACTTTTCTTTCATGACATCTCCTTATTTATGACATTATCATTTTGCGAATGATTATCAATGTCATGTGGTTTGTCACTCAAATTAGCATATACTGTAAAGTGACTTTCCACTAATTCGGCTAGTCTTGTAAGATCATTCCATTTGCCTTTGGTCACATCCCTGGCTAATTCTTTTCGGTGTTCTAGATAGGATAAGAACCCATCATAAAGTTCTTGAGTGCCTTTAAATGCAACACGATTAGGCGATCTCTCAACTTCTATCCAGCCTTCAGCTTCACACTCTTCGACCATGTTTGAGATTGATTGTCTTGTTGTCCTGAGTTGATCAGCTACACATGATATAGTGTAAAACTCGTTTACGATGTAAGAGTAAGTTACAATTCTATTGAAAGCATTTCTTAGAGGAGTTGAGTTAAAATATCTTTGTATTTTTGTTGTCAATCGATCTTGCCTTCCCTGGTATATATTAAGCTCAAGCTGACACAATACTTTAGACATTTCCATATCAAGATAATTTTGTAATTGTTTTTTATTCATTCATACTCTCCAATCTTTTGATGACGTTACGAACTGTAGAAGCATACCACTCACCACCTCTTGCAGTTGTTGTACCTATTTGATTTAAGTTGATTGCGACTTCTCTATAAGTCATGCCTGAGTTCAGAAGGGCCTGGATAGTAGGTCCTACAATCTGAGCAAAACCATCACTCTCAGCCTTTACAACTTCACCAGCCCTAGCTCTTGCCTTATCCATATGATCATGGATGCCAAGCTTAGTAATAGTACGGCCTGACCTGGTTTGATACTTACCCTTTTGTCTTAGCTCTTCCTTGATCTTGGTAAGACCTGACTTAGTTCTATCAGCTATCCTACGTCTTTCCATAGCACCAAAGTAAGCTTTCATAGAGAACCTTTCCCAGCTTTCGGATATCTCAGGCTCATTGCAGACAACAAACTTGATCTTGCCCTTCTCCAGCTTCTCTTCAAAGAAGTCCAGTGTATCTTGCATCCTACGACTGAATCTTTCCAGGTCAGCTACAATGATAGTAGCCTTGTTAACCTTGGCAGTCTCAATACATTTAGATAGCTCAGGTCTTTTTGAAGGTGAAATTTTACCTGAGACACCCTCTTCCCTAAACCACATGACCTGGTGATCACCACCATTGAGCCACTTCTTGATCTCCATCTCTTGCCTGGCAACATCCTGACTGTCTGTCGATACCCTTACATAGGCACAATAGATACCAGTATGTTCTTGACCGGCAGTATTCTTAACCCTCATTACTTTGCTCCTTCTTGTATATATTGTGCGACAAATTCCATTGCCTTCTTTTTAGTAGGAAATGTATCAATGACTTTATCCTCATGCATTGCAACCCACTTCCAAGCACTACCAGGTGCATCACCTTTGTAAACTTTCCACTCACCAATATTTGTAATCTTCCACATTAGTTTGCCCTTTTTTTTTATTACCGATGTAAGACTTATGTCTTACCTATATACATATATCAGATAGATATCTAAAATACAAGACCTAGACGTAAATTTATTTTCATAGGTTTTATACAAATGGATAAAGAGATAGAGATAGTTCCCTTTTATTGCCGGTTATCAAGGGGTTGTTACGATATGCTAAAGCATCAGGCCAAGAAAGAAAGATGGTCAATGGCTGGCTTAACTGAGCATATATTAAGGGAAGGATTAAGAAGAAGAACACCAGGTTCTATTAGTAATGATATTATATTTGATGATCAAAAAGAACAGATATCGGATTTAAAGATAGCTGAAAAGTTAGATCAGATGGTGAAGGCCAATGACAAAGTATAGAGCTATTAGAACTATGGTTGATGGTATTTACTTTGATAGTAAAAGAGAAGCTAACAGATATTCTGAGCTAAAGATCATGGAGAAAGCTGGTATTATAAACAGTTTAAAACTGCAGCCTGAGTTCAAATGTATGGTCAATGGTAAGAAGGTTTGCACATACAAAGCAGACTTTGAGTATCTAATGGTAGATGAAGAAGGCCCTCAAGGACAAATAGGTTATTACATAGTTGAAGATGTAAAGGGATTTAAGACACCGGTATACAGACTGAAGAAGAAGCTGGTCGAAGCTTGTTATCCCGGAACAGTTATAAAAGAGATTTAGATGCTGAAGGTCCTTGATCTTTTCAGTGGTATTGGTGGGTTTGCATATGCAAGTGAAAGAATAGTTGGTGGATTTGAGACAGTTGGTTTCTGTGAAATTGATCCCTTCTGTCAGAAAGTTTTAAAAAAGAATTTTCCAAATGTACCGATTTATACAGACATAAAGGAGCTTGAACAAAATGCAGTACGATTTAGTGGATATGTTGACGTTATCTGTGGAGGATTCCCATGTCAGCCCTGGTCAAATGCTGGCAAAAAAGAAGGACACGAGGATCAAAAAGGTCGTGATCTCTGGCCAGAAATGGTTTCCATTATTGAACAGATTTTACCGAAGTTTGTCATTGGAGAAAATGTGCGAGGATTTGTTAACATGCCAATGGGATTGCCAAGATCGGTCAATGACCTGGAAAGCATCGGCTATAGGGTCGCAAGCTTTGTCATTCCATCTGCATATGCACTCGGATTACCACACAGAAGAGATAGATGCTGGATCATTGGAGAGCTTGTGGCCGACACCGAATGCATGGGATGGAAAGAGAGGTCCGAGGTCAGAGAAACATCTGAAGGAAAAAGATGGTCAGATAACACTTGTAACAGCAGTTTCGCAAATGGAGAATCAGAAGATCTGGCCGACACCGAGAGCATCGATAGGAATGTCAATGGGATTGTCAGAGAACATGGCAAAGCTAAGATACAAGAAGTATCTGGAAACAGAAATGGCATATCAGATACACAAGGAAAAGAACAAGAACAAGGATCAGGTCGGAAGTCTTTCCTCAAAATGGGTAACCTGGCTGATGGGATATCCCAAAGACTGGCTTACGATTACACCATCGAACCAAAAGACTTGCCAAGAGTTGTCAAAGGAGAAGAACAAAGGGCAGATAAATTGAAGGCACTTGGAAATAGTATAATACCACAATGTGCAGCAGTTTTCTTTCAGGCCATCAGGGATATAGTAGATGAATATGATTAATGTTCCTAAGATTGATAAGGCCCAGGAGATATTGAAGGCAAGAGAGCAGATAACATTGCCACCTAAAAAGTATAGGATTTCTAATGAGCAATCACCCTCACCTTACATCAATATACCTTCAAGAGCTTTAGCTGATATTAGGATACTTAACAATCCATCAGCACTCCAGGTGTTATGTGTGTTGTGTTCTTATGTTTCAGGTCAATCAGGTACAGCTTTTCCATCACAGCTTCTCCTGGCTAAAAGACTTAACCGGTCTCAGCAAGCTATATCCAGGCAGATAGTTAAGCTTATTGATTGGGGATATATTAAGAAGATACTTAATGAGAATGCCCTACGTCAGAAGGGTAAAAAGACTGCTACTTATCGTATCATATATGATCCAGCTATCAGCGATACTCAGCTAATAAAAACATCTACTGATCCTATTGTAGAACAGAATAAAGCAGAAGAAACATTTAAGAAGATAGAAAAGAAACAGAATAAGTTATCACCGGCACAAGAGAAGCTGGCTAATGATATTACTCAGAAGTATATTAATGATGAGACTGAGTTCTTTCCATATGATCTAGTCTACAATGCCATGGTCACTTATCTGTCAGGTAAACAGACTATTGAAGCCTGGAATAAAATCGGTTGTGGCCTACTTTCACCCATAGAAAAAGGCTATTTAAAAGCCCAAGATATACAACGTCAGGTTGTGAATAAGAAGGAGTTATACAACACTAGATGTTGTGCCGATACACAACACAATGATGTTGTACAGAACTATAATACTATAACTAATAATAATATTATTAAGGATAAAGTTTTTGAATTGTTAAGAAGTTATTCACATGCACTAGACGATATCTGCAAGACACGAGGTCAATGGCGATGGAGCAAGAGAGAAGAAGCAATAGCTGAAGAGATGATAGAAGCTGGAGTAACGATAGATGCATTCATGAAAGAAGTTACTAAGGTATTGAATAGATGCAACCAGGATAGATCAAGACCACCATACACGATAGCTTACTTCAAGAGTATGTGGCAAAAGAAAGTAAGTAAACCAAAAGACACCAAGCAATTAATTAAGGGGCTAGTAAATAAAATGAATAAAAGATACACTTGATGTACAAGAACTAGATGGTCGTTTAGATTATGTACACACACAATAATAATATAATGTCAGACTGCAAAGTGCGACCCTACCCCCTCCCCGGTCATATACATATACGGGGGGTCTCACAAAAATATTTTCCATTTTTTCATAAAGGAGTTTTACATGGATAAAGAAACATTAGATTTAGTTCAAGGTAAGAAGTACTTTGATCGAGAAGGCAATGAGAAAACCCAGTGGATTAAGATTGGCAAGTTGTTTACAAAGATGGGTGTACCGAGTTCTATGAAGTTGGATTGCTATCCTATTCCTGATGATAAGGGTGAGGTATGGCTGAAGATATTCCCAAAAGATTATAAGGCTGTTGATCAGCAAAATGGTTTTAGTAGTGAAGATGCAACCCTGGAGAGTGATATTGCCTTCTAAAAGAGTTATTCCAAAGATGAATAATCTTGGTGGTGTAAGAGACATCAAGAAGAAGCTAAGAGGATCGGATGTTATTTTTGAGAATAGAGAGAAGCTTGCAGAAGCTTTACTGTCGATTAGTCAGGCAAAGGTTACTGATGTTGTGGATTGGGATGATCAAGGCAAGGTTACGATTAAGGATATGGATGAAATACCTGAACATGCATTGCAGTCAATTAAGAAGATCAAAGCTAGACCAGTTGGTGAAAGTTTTGAAGTTGAGATTGAAATGATTGATAAGGTAAGAGTTCTGCAAATGCTGGCTAAGAGTGCCGGTATCCTTGATAAGGAACATGAAAGCGAAAAACCGAGTGTCATAGAAGTTAACATGGTAGGACCTAATGACAAATAATTATCTTTTACCTGAAGGAAATGTGCAGATTAGTTTTAGTGGTGGTAGGACCAGTGGCTATATGCTTTACAAAATACTTGAAGCTAACAATGGACTGCCTGATCGAGCAAAAGTTATATTTACTAATACTGGGCGAGAGATGGAACAGACTTTGGATTTTGTTCAGGAATGTTCTGATAGATGGAATGTAAATATTGTTTGGTTGGAATATGATATTGTTGATGGAAAAGTTACTTACAAGGAAGTTAATCACGAAACAGCTAGTCGTAATGGTGAGCCTTTTGAAAAACTAATACAGTACAAAAAAGTTTTACCAAATGTCTTGATGAGATTTTGTACGATTGAATTAAAAATTAGAACAGCAAAAAGATATTTACGAAATCCACTTGAATTAGGTTGGAGAAATTGGGTTAATGCTGTTGGTATTAGATACGATGAGCCAACAAGACTAAATACCAAACAAAAAAAAGATGTGTTTACCAGGTGGTTTCCATTAGGAGAAAACAAAGTAACTGCACAAATGATCGATGATTTTTGGGCAAAAAAAAATTTTAAATTAAATTTACCAGTTGTTAGAAACAAAACTATGTATGGAAATTGTGACGGCTGTTTTTTGAAATCTGAAGATCAGTTAGCTATGTTGTGCAAAGAGTTTCCTGAAAAGTTTGAGTGGTGGTTAGACTTAGAAAACAAACATAAACATCGTGGTGACTATGGTTTTTTTAACCATGATAGAAAAATGCATTTACTCAAAGATAATGTAGAAAGACAAAGTGATTGGGTATTTGATCAACAAGGATATTTTTGCCAAGCAAACTTAGGAGAATGTACTGGATGACAGAAAAACCTGATAAATTAAATTTAGATTTTAGTACCTCACCTACTGTTTGGAAGTTCTTAAAGGATGATAGCTTTGTTAGAGGATTGATTGGTCCGGTGGGATCAGGTAAGTCGTATGCTAGTTGTGCTGAGGTATTTAAACGGGCTGTACAGCAGAAGCCGTCACCCAGGGATGGTGTAAGATATTCAAGGTTTGTTGTTGTTAGAAACAGCTATCCTATGCTCAAAACCACTACGATAAAAACCTGGTTAGAATTGTTTCCTGAGAATATTTGGGGTGGCCTTCACTGGTCACCACCGATCAAACATCATCTAAAACTACCAGCCAGGGGCAATGCATCCGGTATAGATTGTGAAGTAATATTCCTGGCATTAGATCAGCCCAAGGATACCAGGAAGCTGTTATCTCTTGAACTGACCGGGGCATTCGTAAATGAAGCACGGGAGTTGCCAAAAGCTGTTATTGATGGATTGTCTCATAGGGTGGGAAGATATCCTTCTATGGCTGATGGTGGATGTACCTGGCGAGGAATATGGATGGACAGCAACCCATGTGATGATGATCACTGGATGTATAAATTAGCTGAGAAAGAAAAACCTAAAGGCAAGTTTGCCTGGAAGTTTTACCGGCAACCAGGTGGTGTTTTAGAAGTGCCATTGAAAGATGTACCAAAAGAAATACCTGAAGCCCAGGGTTATATATCGGCTGGTGGTCGCTGGTTTAAAACAAATCCAAAGGCTGAGAACTTACATAATCTACCTAATGGATATTATGATCAGTTGCTTGGTGGTAAAAATTTAGACTGGGTAAGATGCTATGCTGAAGGCAAGTATACTTACGTTCAGGAAGGAAGGCCGGTATGGCCTGAATATGATGACAGCACAATGTCTGCTGATCTAGAGGTCGATGAGAATATACCAGTACAAGTAGGACTGGACTTTGGACTTACTCCCTCGGCTGTCTTTGCTCAGAAAATGCCAAATGGAGCATGGCATGTCTTACATGAGATTGTAACTTTTGACATGGGCCTGGATAGATTTGTGAATCTGTTGAAGTCAGAAATGGCAATCAGGTTTCCAAAAAATAATGAGTTTATGGTTTGGGGTGATCCGGCTGGTGCTTCAAGAGAAGGTATCTATGAGCAGACATCTTTTGAGTTTCTAAAAACACATGGGATACTGGCCAGGCCAACTGCCACTAATGATTTTAAAGTTAGACGAGAAGCAGTCGCTATGCCGATGAATAGACTGATACAAGGCAAGCCTGGTTTCCTAGTCAATAGAAAATGTCTTAGACTAAGAAAGTCACTATCCGGTGGCTATCACTTTACCAGGGTAGCTGTAGGGGCTGGTCAGGAAAGATTCAGAGATAAACCAAATAAAAATGAACATTCCCATGTTGGCGATAGTGTTGGTTATTGTCTGCTGGGTGGTGGTGAGATGAGAAGAATGACTAGAGGTAATAAATCATACAGCCAACCATTTGTAGCCAAAACCGACTTCAACGTATTTGCATAGGTGATTTATGTTTACATCAGAAGAATTAATGGAAGTTATGAAGATAGATGGTATCTATCTCAGGATAGTTCCCTTTCATCCAAGACACATGCATATGACTGAGTTCCGAGATGTTGATCAGGAAATTATAGAAGGCTATGGAAGGCCACATATAGAAGATTATTCAGTCGATGGTTTAGGATATACAGTGATCTATAAAGGCCAGGTGTATGCAATCTTTGGTATCTATCCCTTATGGAAAGGTGTAGCCGAAGCCTGGATGCTTCCCTCAAAAAATTTAACAGATATAAAACTTACTTTTCATAAAGGTGCTTTGAGGTTTTTTCGCTATGCACCAGCTAAATTAAAGCTTCATAGACTTCAGACCTATGTTAGGACTACAAATTACCGAGCAATAAAATGGATGGAAGCATGTTACTTTCATAGAGAGGGATTATTGAAAAGATATGGCCCTGATATCAAAGACTATTATGCTTATGGGAGATTATACGAATGAGTGCAGTTACTAGACCAATAGGAAGAGCATTAGGTTTATCTAGAACACCAGCCCCACCAGGGCCATCTGAAGAAGAGCTTGATAGAGTTTCAGAAAGAGAAAGACGAGCAGACGAAACTGAGAGAGATGAGAGAACAAAATTAGCATCTCAAAGGATAGCCAGGCGAAGAGGTAGCCGAAGAAACATGTTGATGTCAGACATGAGAGATAATCCAACAGTCGGTGTAGAAGCTCCTCAAAGAACATTAGGACCAGGTAGAAATCCAAGAGCATGAGATCATATCCTCGCAATCCTAGAAAGTTTGAAAAGCAACTACCTATATGCCCTATCTGCAAAGTTGCTATGGCCAAGGTTGAAGAAGGTGATGAGGTAGAGTTTCAATGTCCAGCTTGTAAGTTAAAAACAGATGGTAGCTAAAAAATATCAAAATCCAAAAGGTGGGCTGAATGAAGCTGGTAGAAAGTTTTTTAAAAAAACAGAAGGAGCAAATCTAAAACCACCTTTGAGTAAAGGAACTAACCCAAGAAGAATATCTTTTGCTTCTAGGTTTGCTGGCATGAAAGGTCCAATGAAGGATGAAAAAGGAAGGCCTACAAGAAAGGCTCTAGCCTTAAAAAGATGGGGATTTAGATCGGAAGAAAGTGCGAGAAACTTTTCGAAAAGGCATAAAAAAACATGACAAAATTAAATCCAAAAGACCTTAAAAAAAGATATGAACAAGCTGATCGTCAGAAAGCTCACTGGAGATCAATATACGAAGATGCCTACAGATATGCCCTACCCGATAGAAACCTATACGATGGATACTATGAAGGCAATGTTCCTGGACAAGATAAAATGTCTAGAGTGTTTGATTCAACAGCAATTCAGTCTACACAAAAGTTTGCTAACCGAATACAATCAGGTCTGTTTCCTCCCCAGCAATCTTGGTGTAGACTGACCCCAGGAGAAGAAATACCTGAAGAACGACAGATAGAAGTTCAACAAATCCTAGATAAATATTCAGAGCAGATGTTCTCAGTCATGAGACAATCTAGGTTTGATATGGCTATGGGTGAGTTTCTTATGGAACTGGCTATAGGAACTGCTGTTTTACTTATTCAGCCCGGAGATGATGTTGAGCCTATAAGATATACTGCAATCCCTACATTTTTGATTTCATTCGATGAAGGTCCAAGAGGTAATGTTGAGAGGATTTACAGAAGGTTAAAGAGACCTTTTGAAGTTTTAGACCAAGAATTTCCTGATATTAAAATCCCACCAGCTATGAAAAGCAGATACGAACAAGACCCAACTGAAATGGTCGAGATGATTGAAGGAACATACTACGATAAAACAAGTGGCAAGATACATTATCAGATTATCTCACAAAGTGGAGATGAAGAGCTTGTATATCGAGAACTTAATAGTTTCCCCTGGGTAGTCTCACGATACATGAAAACTGCTGGTGAAAGATATGGAAGAGGTCCGGTACTAACTGCCCTACCTGACATCCGGTCACTCAATAAAGTTAAAGAATTATCTTTGAAGAATGCTAGTTTATCTATCGGTGGTGTTTTTACTGCAACTGATGATGGTGTTCTCAATCCTAATACAGTTCGTATCGTGCCAGGGGCAATCATACCAGTAGCTAGAAATGGTGGTCCAGCCGGAGCATCTTTGACACCTCTACCAAGAAGTGGTGATGCTAGTCTTACTCAGTTTACCAGTAATGATCTTATATCATCCATCAAGACAATTATGCTGGATGAAAGTCTGCCACCGGATAATATGTCAGCCAGATCAGCAACAGAAGTTCAGGAACGTATCAAACAGTTATCGCAGAACCTGGGATCAGCATTTGGAAGATTGATATCTGAAACTATGTATCCGATTGTTAGGCGAACTCTAGAGGTTATGAATGATCTAGGAATGATAGAACTGCCTTTGAAGGTCAATGGACTGCAAGTCAAAATCACCCCTACTGCTCCCCTTGCTATGGCTCAGAACATGGAAAGAGTAAACGAAGTTATGAACTTTATGAGAATAACTCAAAGCTTAGGACCACAAGGACAGTTATATTTAAATCAAGAAAAAGCTATGGACTTTATAGCTGACAATCTTGGTATACCGGCAAGCTTGAGAACTACACCTCAAGAACGTCAGGCACTAATAGAACAAGCTACACAAATAGCACAACAACAAGGAATGTTAGATGGATCAGAACCAGGCACAGAAGATCAGATACCTCAACAGCAATAATGGCTGGGATGGGATTGATGATCCCGAAATGGTTTTTAGCAATGAACCTAGTGAAATAGATAAAGTTTACATGAGAGTGTTTTCATCAGAAGAAGGTCAAAAAGTATTGAATCATTTACGTTCAATTACCATAGATCAACCGGCCTGGACACCTGGCAGCGATGCTTCTTTTGGATATTCAAGAGAGGGGCAAAACTCGATTGTAAGAGAAATTATTCAACGTATGAGGAGATGCAATAATGAATGATGAAAAAGATGTAGCTCAAGAAACTACTCAGGAGCAAGCTACTGGCCTTATGGCAGAAGAAGCTCAGAACATAGAAAGCGAGGACAACAATGTCGAAGAAGAAGGAATCTCTCACATCCAAAATGAAGAAGCTGGAGCAGAAGAGGAACTTGGAGAAGGCGAAGTCTATGAAAGGCCGGACTGGTTTCCCGAAAAATTTTGGGATGAAAAAGATGGTCCAAACATTGAGAACATGGCTAAAAGCATTAATCACCTGGAGAAGAAGTTAGGTGAGACAGCACCGGATGAATATGATTTATCTGAGGTACAAGTTGATCCAAATGACGAAGTAGTCAAAGCTGTTCTAGAGTTTGGCAAAGAAAAACAATTATCAAATAAATCTATTACTGGATTAATCAATAAAGTGATTGAGGTCACTGGTGGTATAGAGCAAGAAGCTGAGTTTGATGTACAAAAAGAAAGAGAAAAGATAGGACCGAATGCTTCTGAGATTATCCAATCAAATGTACGTTGGAATCAAAAGATGCTAAATGATGGTACATTCAACCAATCTGATTATCAAGAAATAGAAATGCTTGGTGGTACTGCTGAAGGCATAAGAGTTATTCAAAAGCTTAGAGGTATGATTGGAGAACAAGAAATACCTACAATCTCAATACCAGGCGATAAACCTGACAAAGATGAGTTGCGAGCTATGGTAGCTGATCCTAGATATCAAACTGATCCAGTGTACAGAAAAGGTGTTGAGAGAAAGTTCAATGAAGCTTATGGCACATAATATTTCTGTATAAATACTAGATATGTATTCTAGGCTTTACAAACTACTATATCTTGGTGTATCGTCTAATTAGATCGATAACTCTCGTCAGCCGATCATACTTGTAAAAAGTTGAGGTCGGATTTTCCGGTAACCAAAACGATGTAATAATTTAACTATGGAGAAGTCTTTATGGCTACAACTTTAAGTCCAGCGTTTGTAACGCTGTTTGAAGCTGAGGTTCATCAAGCTTATCAGGCATCTGCCACTCTAAGAAATGTTGCTCGTATGAGAACTGGAGTGGAAGGTAGCACTGCTAAGTTTCCAATCTTGGCTAAAGGTTCAGCTTCTGTAAGAACACCTTCTACAGATGTTGTGCCACTCAATGGTACATTTTCAAGTGTAACTGCAACTCTTGTTGATTACGTTGCTTCTGAATATTCAGACATATTCAACCAGGCAAAAATCAACTTTGATGAAAGACAAGAGCTTGCAAAGTTAGTTGGAAATGCAATAGGAAGAAGAGAAGATCAAATCATTATTGATGCATTAATAGCTGGTTCTGCCGGTACTACAGTGGCCAACACTGTTGTGACTTCAGGTTCTGCAAGTGCTTCAGATTTGAATGTAGGAAAAATCATTGCAACGAAAAAAGGGATGGATGCTAAGTCAGTACCACCTACAGATCGTCACATGATTATCCATGCCAACTCACTGGCATCATTGCTTGGAGATGAAAGAGCAATCTCAGCAGACTTTGCTCAGGTCCAGGCTCTAGTCAGAGGTGAAGTAAACTCATTTATGGGTTTCACTATTCACATGATTGGTGATCGTGATGAAGGTGGACTTCCAAAAGATGGGTCTAATGACAGAACTTGTTTAGCATTTCATAGAGATGCTATCGGTTGTGCTGTTGGTATCCCACCAAAGACAGAGGTCAACTACATTCCTGAGAAAACTTCCTTCTTGGTAACAGCAATGTATTCAGCCGGAGCAATCGTAATAGATGCGAATGGTCTAGTTGATATAACTTGTAGGGAGAGTTAATCATGGCATTTAGTAGAACTGGTATGAACCCAATAGGTGGCCAATCCAAAAAAGGAGTAGCCCCTCAAATGTGGACTTATACATCAGCCGATTCAATAGCTACTGTAAACACAGCTGGTTATTTCAACGACATGTCTGATGATTTGTCTGTAGGTGATGTTATCTTTGTACATGACAGCAATACACCAACACTAAGCATAGTGATGGTTGCATCTAATGCATCTAGTGTTGTTGACGTTACAGATGGCACAACTGTGGCTATGACAGATAGCGACTAAAAACTAAAAGGCGAGGATATGGCTGAAGGCGATACTGACGTAAGCATTTGTTCACAAGCTCTCCTTCTTCTTGGAGCAAATCAAATCACATCGTTTGCAGATGGCACTGCCCCTAGCTCTATCTGCTCAGTGCTATATCCTCGTGTCAAAGCTCAAACCTTGAGCATGTATCCCTGGTCATTTACATTGACCAAACAACAATTAGGCCGTCTTACAACCACACCCACAAATGTTTATTTGCATGCTTATCAATTACCCTCAGATATGTTTGTTGGTGTTCCCAGGGCTGTCTATGCTTCTTTATCAACTGGTACATTACCTAAAATAACTGAATATGAAATCCAGGGTGATCAATTATTTACAAACGAAACTACAATAGTTTTAGATTATCAAAGATTAGTGTCTGAAGTAGATATGCCAGCATATTTTGTACAGATGCTTATTTATCAGATGGCCTGGCATTTAGCCGAGCCTATAACAGATCAAACAACCAAAAGTGATTATTGGAGAACTATAGCACTTGGAACTCCATCCGAGAGTATGAGAGGTGGTTATTTTAGGATTGCCATGCAAGCTGATGGCAGTGGCCAATCAAAACCAGTTATTGCAGATTATCTTTTAACTGAGGTTCGATAATGTCTAGGATAACACAATACCAATCAAGCTTTACTGTAGGTGAGATTGATCCCCTACTTTTCGGTCGTGTTGATTTACAGCAATATCCCTCAGCTTTAGAAAAAGCACAAAACGTAGTAGTACTACCTCAAGGTGGTTTTGAAAGACGGGCTGGTCTAAGATTTATGTTGGATGTATCATCTCACCTGGGTGGATCATTTACTACCTTAGATGGTATAAGATTAGTTCCTTTTGAATTTTCAACTACACAATCTTATATGCTGGTGTTTGTAAAAAACACAACAAGCAATACCAGGATGTTTGTCTTTGCTAATGGACAACAGATTACAAATATAAATAGTTCAGGCAATGACTTCCTTGTTTGTGCCTTGGGTGACATTGATCTTGATCGTATGTACTTTACTCAAAGTGCCGATACATTGATCCTGGTCCATGAAGATATGTCTCCTAAATCTATTGTTAGAGGTGGCAGTAATTCTAGTTGGACATTTTCTACAATTAGTTTGACTGTTCCCAAACATGCTTTTTCAACATCAACATCAAATCCTAGTGCTACGATTACACCCGATGCTGTTGATGGAACAGTTAAGATAACTGCTGGTAGTTCTATTTTTACATCCTCTCATGTGGATCAGTTTATCAATGTATTGAATGGCTTTGGTCGTGCCAGGATTGTAGAAAGAGAATCCGGTACTGTTGTAAAAGCTGTAACAGAAATACCTTTTTTTGAGAAAGATGTAGCTATAGCTTCCGGTGCTTGGGAGTTAGAAGAAGGTTATGAAGATGCAGTATCAAGCACCAGGGGTTTTTTTCGTACATGCACATTTCATGAAGGCCGGTTATATTTTGGTGGCAGCAAGTCACTTCCTAATAGTTTGTTTGGATCAAAGGTAGATGATTTTTTTAACTTCAAACCAGGTGAAGCTTTTGATGATGATGCCTTGTTTGTGACTATATCTACAGATTCAGTGAATGCTATTACGGCTATGAGATCAGGTAGAGACTTGCAGATATTTACCCAGGATGCTGAGTTCTTTGTTCCACAAGCTACACTTGATCCAATCACTCCATCAAACATTGTTATAAAAAATGCGACAAGACGAGGATCAAAAGAAGGTATCAAGCCAGTATCTGCCGAAGGTGGTACATTGTTTATTCAGCGAGAAGGCAAAGCTCTAAGAGAGTTTTTGTTTAGTGACGTTGATCTAAATTACAATGCAAATAATGTTTCTCTACTAGCATCACACTTGCTGAAGTCTCCCCGGTCAATGGCACTTCGTGTTGCAACTAATACTGATGATGGTGACCTTCTTTTGATCACCAATGATACTGATGGGTCTATGGCTGTCTTTTCTATCTTACGATCACAGAATGTTGTAGCTCCCTCAGAGTTCATCACAGATGGTAAGTTTTTAGACGTAGCCGTTGATATTACTGACATTTATGTGGCTACCGAAAGAACAATCAATGGTGCTACAAAAAGATATGTTGAGATGTTTGATGATCAAAGAACAACAGATGCCAACATACAATATTTCTCCGGGGCAACTAGCCCTGATCAATCTTTACCAGGGAATACAACTTGCTCCAACTTATCTCACCTAGAAGGTAAAACTGTAGATGTAGTAAGAGATAATTTTGTTTTATTGGATAAGACTGTATCTAGTGGAGCTATAACAATAGATGAAGCACCAACAACATTTGTTGAGGTTGGCCTTCCCTATTCTGTTGAAGTTAAAACTTTACCAGCAGAACCCAGGTTGTCATCCGGTGTTGGAGTTAGTCGTAAGAAAAGAATATTGGAAGTTACACCGGTTTTAGATAGAACTCAGAACATTGCTATCAATGGATCAGAAGTTCCATTAGAAACTTTACCTTACACTATGGGATCAGTGCCTAATACATTTACTGGCCGGAAAAGAATTAGTCCATTACTTGGATACAGTGATACAGCACAAATCACATTCACAATGACACAACCATTATTCGCAACAGTTTTATCTGTCGAATATAAATTATCTATGGGGCAATGATATGGCAGAGATAGCATTAGTATTAGCCGGAGCTTCAGCCTTGATGCAGTACCAGGCTGGTAAAGAAGCTAAACTAGCATATGAATCAAAAGCTAAATTTACAGAACTTGAAGGTAGGGTTGAAGGTGTAAAAGCAAAAGAGCAAGGAAATGAAGCATTAAGAAATGCAAGAAAAGCTTTGGCCAGTGTAACAGCAACAGCTAGGGCTGGTGGATTAGAACCAAACATAGGAACACCAGTTGATTTTGGTACATTCAATATTTTAAATCCAGCATTTAAAGATTTTGCTACAGCAAAAGATAATGCATTATTTATTAAGATGCAGACAAAAGCCCAGGCTGAAGATTTTAGACGGGCTGGTCGAGAAGCAAAAGCTCAGGGTGTTGCTAATGCTCTAGGCACACTAAGTGCCGGTATCATGCAATATCAGTCTATTGGTGGCCCTGGTGCAGATACATCAAATACTAGTGGTCGATTTGGTAGTGATAGTCAAAGATTTAGAAGTGCTGGTTCAAGCAGTCCAACAAGATTTAAAAGATATGATCCTGGGAATACATAATGGCAAGAACTAGATTTCCAACATTACAACAAAGAATATCGCTTGTATCAGTAAGAGGTCCATCAGGTGTTGGTAGCCAGGAAGCAGTTCGTACTATGAATGTATTAGCATCAAACCTGGATAGAATGTCCAATTTCTTTTTTAAAAAAGCAAGTGCCATAGCTGAAATAGAAGGTGCTGAGTTTGGAGCAAAAAACCCTATAACTGAACAAGAGTTGAAAAATCAATCTTTAACTGTAGAAGATATAGAAAACAGATTAGGTGATAATAACACTGTATTTGGCCGGGCTAGTCGTAAAGCTAGTTTAGCAATATTAGAAACAGAGCTTGAACTTTCAGCTAGTAGACAATTTACGGATATCATATCGAATGCTATAGAAAACGATCAGGATGTAGATAGTCTTGCAGATGACCTTGATGCAGTAACTTTTCAGTATTCAAAGCTTGCTAGTCAGGCATCCCCTATTGTTGGTCAAAGATTGACAGCATCACTAAATACCACTGCATCATCAAAGTATCACAGCTATACAATCAAAAAAGCAAATGAGACTTTGTCAAAACTTAAAAATACTTCTGAAGCTTTAGTTTTTGAAATTCAAAAAAACTACTCATCAAAACTTGAAAAAATAATAAATGAAACTGATAGTGATAAATTAGCTACACAAATTGATCAATTTAAAAATATTCAAAAAGGTGCATTGTCATATGAGTTAAATAAATTCAAAAGAGATGCTTCCACTATTATGAAGTTTTCTAATGATTTTGATAGCGATCATCAACAGACACTCAAAGATTATGTCATAAATGTGGCTAAAAGTAAAAACTCAGAATATAGAATACTCAAAGCCCTTGATTCAAATAATTTTAAAGGTATCAACCCAAAAATAAAAATATTATTAGACAAGTTAACAACAACAGAAAAAGCTTCACTTAGAGATACAATAAACCAAAATTATAAAAATAGAGAAGATTTAGAAGAAACAAATGAAAATAATCTTGTAAAAGAAAACGAAGAAAAAACAAAAACCTTAGTTAAAGATGCGACCATATCTATAGATAATGGCGATGAGAACAAAGCACGAGATTTAATAAAACAACTTAAAATATTAAATGAAACTGATAAAGCAAACGAACTTGAAGTTCAATTGAACAAGACTGATGGTATTAGAACATTTGATGATCAAAGTGACCTGAAAGAAATAAATAATAAAATTGCAAATTTATCTGCAAGCTTTGATACCCTTGACCAATATAAAAATAGTTTCACTCCAAAAACTAGAGCTTCCCTACAACAAAAAATTGAGCAGATAGAAAAAGATGAAGTGAAAGAAATAATTGGAGAAATAGCTGGTAAGTTAGGATTTAATATAAATGATGAAATTCCTTCAGGTGATCCTAGATTTAAATATAGTCAAATAGTTTCAAGAATATCTTCCAAATTAGAAATAGCTAGAAAAAATGCTCAAAGAGAAGGTAAATCTTTTAATGCAAGAGATTTTGTTGATAGCATACAAAATGCAGAAATAGAGTTAATAAATATAGAAACATTCAAAAAAGATAAAGAATCATTTGAATATTATTTTGGTATTATTACAGCAGACAATCAAAGAGATAATCCATTACTTAATGTGTCTATAAATGCTGGCAGTAGAACAAAACAAGACTATGAAACACTTTTAAGATTTATTGAAAATCTTAATAACATGAACAAAAAGGAAAGACCAAAACCTTTTAACACTGATCCGGTTGACAACTACACTGGAACGATAACTGAGCTAAAAAAATTAATTGAAAATCCTTTGATTAATAGGAATGACTTGTAATGGAAGAACAAGATATTTTAAATGAAATTGATAACAGTCGTGCAGTACGTCTAAGTGGTGATGCCTATACTACAAAGATCAATGGTAAAGGTACAAGCGAAATAACCTATTCACCGAGGTATGATACTGTAAGTGATGCATTTATGGGTATTGGATCAACTGTAGCAAGTGGAGTAGCTGGAGCAACATCAGCAACACTAGGATTGCCTACTGATATTGCTGGTCTATTTGTGGGAATAAAGGATGCAGTATCTGCTGAGGATGGGCATAGAATAGATGCATTTGTAAATGGTTTTACTGAGTTTTCAAAAGCTAACCTAGGATCAGAGTATTACAGAGGTATATTTAATAATTTTGTTGATGGCCTAGATGTTGACCCTAAATTAAAAGAAGATGCTAAGTCTGGTTTCACTGCTGGTGAGTTTGGTGGTGTCGGTGGTGCAGTTACTAAAGGTCCAAAGGTAATTAAAAAAAGCCTAGAAAAAGTTGGAGACAAGGCACAGCGAGAACTAGACCTGGATACTGGTGCAATGATGGATGAAGGAGTTGCTGATGAATCCTAAAAGTATATTATTATCTATTCTCAAAGCTGGTAAAAAAATAGAGAAGAAACAAGAAAAAATTAGAAAATTTACAGCACCTGAAGATGACGTAACAATTACTGGTCAAGATGAAATAATTATCAGAGGTGCTTCAGAAAGTGATGTAAATGCTCTGAATGATGCTTTGACTGAAATAGGATATAAAGGCAAAGGTTTGGATTTATCCAGACTTGTCCATAATTTTGTTTCAACTAAAAATGGTGTGGTTGATATAGGACAGAAAATCAACATTGAAGAATTGATGCTAAAGATAAAAAGTAACAACAAAGAGTTGTTTGCTTTTTTAAGAAGGCCATCAGCTTCTATAGAAGAGATGGTAGCTATGGCCCAAGCAACTGGTGCTACAAATATCGCAAATAAATTTCTTAAAAGAAAACCTGGTGAATTAGTTCCGGCAGAAGATACTATTGGTGGTTTGATAGCTATGATGAAGTTAGGAAGTGAGTTAGAAAGCACATCTAAAAAAATACTTAAAACAACTGACCAAGGACAAAAAGAAAATTTATATAAAAAACTTTCTGTGCTAGCAACAATTCAAAGCAATTTATCTGCCCAAGTATCAGGAGTTGTTTCTGAGTATGGTAGAGGATTGGCAGTTGTAAGGTCAGTTTCAAAATTACAAAACATAGACTTGACTGAGTACACACAAAAGTTAGATGATTTTGTTAATAATTTAGATGATGGTCTTATAGATTATCATGCTAATGCTTATCTTGCTTTGCCATCAACTGGCCGTGCTTCATATGCAAGATCAGGGTTGCTCATGAAAACATACGATGTTGCTATGGAAGGTTATATAAATGCCCTACTTTCATCCCCTATAACACATATTATAAATATGGCTGGTAACTCAATGTTCCAAATTGCTAGAACTCTTGAAACTGGTTTGGCAAGTTTTGTTGGAAATGTAAGAACTTTAGGTGGTAGAAAAGGACAGATAGGTGATCGTGTTTATGCTGGTGAAATATTACATGAATCACATGGTCTTATAAATGCTTTGTTTGGAGAAGCTTTAAAAACTGGTAGACTAACAGATGTTGTAGGAGATGCTTGGAAGAGTAGTGGTGCGACATTATTAACTGGTACACCTGGTGACTTTGCATCAAAAATAGATTTAAAAAATAGAAGAGCAATCGGCAGAACAGACAATCTTAATGACGTATTTAAAAATCTAGCAAGAGGAGAAGTTGCACCATCTGCACTAGATTTACTAGGTATAATGACAAGAATACCAGGAAGGTTTCTTGCAACAGAAGATGAGTTTTTTAAAGTTTTGTCAGAACGGGCAGTCCTTTTTAGAGAAGCTCATAGAGAACAAAGCATCACATATGAAACTCTTATAAGATCAGGTGTTGATAAAGAGGAAGCAACTACGAAAGCAAAGCAGATATATCAAGATATTATGACAGAGCCACCTCAACATGTTAGAGATATGATGAGTAAGGAAGCCAAGATAAGAACATTTCAAGATAATCCTGAAGGTATTTATCAATCTTTTGTTCAGTTTGCAAATTTACCAGGAATGAAAATTATTGTACCTTTTTCAAGAACACCAACTAATATTGTAAAAGAAGTGTTTGATAGAACATTTAATTATTCACCAATATATAAGGCATTAAAAGGTAAGTTACCTGGACAAACTGGTCCTACCGGTAAAGAGTTTGATCAAGCTATGAGCAAGCTTATACTTGGTAATAGTATATTTGCATCGTTTGTTTTGTTAGCTGATGGTTATTTTGGAGATGATATTAAGATTGTAGGCAGTGGCCCAACAAATAAAATGGCTAAAAAAATTATGAGAGATGCTGGAGTGCCACAATATAGTATTGGTTTTAAACAAGAGGATGACACATTTAAATACGTTACTTTTTCAAGATTTGATCCCTTGTCAGGTATTTTAGCTATGGCATCAGATTATCAATACTATGCAAGAAATTCAGGTGAAGGCGATCTGCTTTCTTTAGAAGCAATGTACAAAGCTGGAACATTAGCTGTGGCAGATTATGCGATGAATATGCCTTTTCTCCAGGGTGTATCCGAGCTTACTAAAGCTATGGGAAATCCACATGGCACAAACGAAGATGTTATGGATAGATTTGTAAAATATTTTGGAGAGCAATCAGGTGGTGTTGTTTTCTCAAATATCGGTGTTGTTGATCAATATTTAGGCCTTCCATCAACTTTAAATGTGCCAGGAGCAACATCTTTTACAAGAACATTAGAAAGAGTTCAAAACCCATATGCAAGCAATACAATGTTAAATGAAGAACAACTTGATGCAGTTACAAGAAGCCCCATGCCAAAATTTATGGAAGGTTTTTACAAAGCTTTGAATGTTGCTAAAAGTGGTAATCCAAGATTTAGTAATGAACTTGAGCCAGCATTAGATTTTTGGGGAAGGCCAATATTACAAACCAATTATGTTGAGGATGTGGATGGACAGTTAAAAGGCACATCAGCTAACTATTATAATCCTTTTAGAGTTGGTCGTGGTGATTTTTCAAAATTAGATAAAGAAATTATATCTCTTATAGAAAAAACTGGGGAAAGTTTTTCTTTTCATAGACGAAGTTACAACGGAATAAAATTCAATGATAGACAATATAATAAATATGTAAAAAACATAAATTCTTTATATGAAAATGACGATGGCAAACTTATGTCTCCAAATGAGCCTGGCTATAGAGAAGATTTTAATTTGTTATCTAGATTGAATAAAATGATAGTATCTAAGGAATATATAAATTTAGCTACAAACGAAGAAAAAATGGATATGATGAAAGCAGAACTACGACATGCAAGGGAGCTTGCTATAAAGCAAACTATTGATACAGATGTTAATTTAAAGTTTCTAACTAGACCAAATGATTGATTTAGTGTATAAATCCTAGAGAGGTGTCTAATATGGCTACATATGACGTAACAGATCAGACTTCAGCAAGAAGAGTACAATTTACTGGTAATGGCAGTGCCGGACCTTTTGCTTTTGCTTTTCAGGTAAATGCAACAAGTGAAGTAAAAGTTTATGTAGATTCAACAGAAAAAACAGAAACTAGTCATTATACAGTAACTCTAAATTCAAGCACTGGTGCTGGCACAATATCTTTTACAAGTGGTAATTTTCCAACAAGCAGTCAGACAATAACAATCCTAGGTGACATACCTTTATCGAGGACATCTGTTTATACATCAGGTGGTCAGCTTACAGCTTCATCATTAGAAGATGATTTTGATACAAATATGTTTGTACACCAGCAAACTAATGAAGAGATCAATAGATCATTAAGACAAGCAGAACATGATGTTTTATCAGGTGCTGATATGACCTTGCCGGTAAAAGCAGATAGATTAGGCAAAGTTCTAGGTTTTAATTCTTCAAGTGGCAACCCTGAAGCTGTCAATCAAATAACAAGTGCATCAGTTACAGCTAGTACAGTAAGTGTAGGTGGCGATGCAACAGCATCAGTATCTATATCAGGTAATACTGCACAATTTTCTCTTGGCATACCAACTGGTGCTACTGGTGCTACTGGAGCTACTGGGGCTACTGGGGCTACTGGGGCTACTGGAGCTACCGGCCCTCAAGGTGCTACCGGACCACAAGGACCACAAGGACCGGCTGGGTCAGGTAGTGGAGATATGAGTAATTTAGTTGATGACACTTCACCACAACTTGGAGGTAACCTAGATGTCAATGGTCAGGATATCGTAACGACATCAAATGCAGATATAGAACTAGCACCTAACGGCACTGGTAAGACAGTTCTCAAAGGTAACAGTAATCCAGGTACATTAGTATTCAATTGTGAAGTAAACACACATGGACAAACAGTAAAAGCACAACCACATTCAGCTAGTGTTACAAATGTTTTGACCCTTCCCCCTGGTGGAGATCAGGAGATAGTCGGTGCTTCAGCTACACAAACACTAACAAATAAAACGATTGCTGTTTCTCAACTATCAGGTCAGGTTGCTATTTCAAAAGGTGGTACTGGTGCAACTACTTTAGCTGGTGCAAACATTGTAACGACTAATGCACAAAACACATTTACTAAAGCACAATTGCCAAGCACATTTACTGGTACAAACTTAACTTTAGATTTTGATACATATCAAAACTTTATACTTACTTTATCAAGTGGTTCTAACTCATTAGCTAATCCAAGTACAGAAGGATCACAGATAGGTCAGACTGGTGTAATTATATTCATACAGCCTAGTAGCAGTAGTGCTGGAACAGTATCTCTAGGAACTGATTATGAAACTGTGGGTGCTGGTGGTCTTACATTGTCATCAGCTAATAATGATTATGATGTTGTACCTTATGTAGTCAAAGCAGATAATTCAATATTGCTAGGTACACCACAGCTTAACTTTGGATAGTTAAATGTTTAGTTCTGATAAATGGTTTGGAGCAGAAGCAAGTTTCTATAATGGTGTTGCTACACAGTCATTACGATTTGATGACGGTAGTGCTTCTGAACTTTCTCGTACATTTGTTACACCTACAAATCAAAATAGATGGACTTTAAATGTTTGGGTTAAATTAACTACTTTAGGTGCAAGAAGAGTTATAATTGGGATGCCTTACCTTGATTCAGAAGAATGTTTTCTTGGTTTTGATTCTAATGACCAATTAGAGTGGCAACATTATAGTTCAGGTGGTGTGACAGAAATTAACGACTTAACGACAACAGCAGTATTTAGAGATACATCTTCTTGGTATAATATTCATGCAATTTTTGATTCTGCTGGTAGTGGAGATGATAGGCAACAACTTTGGGTAAATGGTGTAAAAATAACAAGCTATGGCACAGAATCAAGAAGTTCTAATTCTAGTGTTTGGAATAAGGCAAAACTTCATTATTTTGGTAATAGAAATGATATATCTTCTAATTACTTTGATGGATATATGTCAGAAATAAACTTTGTTGATGGATTAGCATTAGACCCAAGTTATTTTGGTGAATTTAAAAATCAAATTTGGATTGCTAAAAATCCAGTTGTGTCCAGTTATGGTAACAACGGTTTTAGATTGCAGTTTAAAAATACTGGAACTGGCACAACTAGTGAGGGAACAACTGCTACAACAAATATAGGAGATGATAGTTCAGGGAATGGTCATAATTTTGCTGTTAGTGGTCTATCTGCACATGATTGTGTGCCTGATAGTCCTGAGAATAATTTTGCTACAATGAATCCAATAAATAAATCTACTAGTATGCCATATTTTTCTGAAGGAAACTTAAAACTTGCTCCTAATGCAGGAAACTATAATATGGCATTTTCAAATATGGGTGTAAGTTCTGGTAAGTTTTACTATGAATTTGGTATAACTGGAACAACTAACTCAGGGGATACTTTTGGTGTTATAGATTCAGATGGTATAGATTATAGCAATAATAATACTACTAATGTATCTAATAAAGGCTATGCTTATTACCCCAATACTGGAAATAAACAAGCTAGTGGTGTTAATGCTTCTTATGGTGCAACTTATACTAATGGAGATGTTATAGGTGTTGCACTTGATATGGATGCAGGTAAAGTTTGGTTTGCTAAGAATGGCACATATCAAGCATCAGGCAATCCTGCAAGTGGAACAAATGAAGCATTTTCAGGATTAAGTGGAACATACTTTGCAGGTGCAACATTATATGCAGGTGGATTTAGTGCAGTTATACATAACTTTGGACAAGACAGTTCCTTTTCAGGAAATAAAACAGCACAAGGCAACACAGATGCAAATGGTATAGGTGACTTTTACTATGCACCACCATCAGGTTTTCTAGCATTATGTTCAGCTAACCTACCAGAACCAACCATAAGTCCTAATAAGGCTACACAAGCTGATGACCATTTTAATACAGTTCTTTATAGTGGTAATCAAAGTGGGGGTCATGCTATCACTGGTGTTGGTTTTCAGCCTGATTGGGTTTGGATAAAATCGAGGTCGGAAACAAAAGATCATGTTATACAAGATAGCTCAAGAGGAGTGGACAAACGACTAAGTTCAAACTCAACTTCAGCAGAACGGACAGATAGTCCTGATGATTTTGATTCTTTTGATTCAGATGGGTTTACATTGGGAGCTAACACAGAAACAAATAAATCAAGTCAAACGTATGTAGCTTGGAATTGGAAAGCAAATGGTGGCACAACCTCAAGCAATACAGATGGTTCTATAACAAGTACAGTACAAGCAAACACAACTGCTGGGTTTAGTATTGTTCTTTATACTGGCACTGGTGCATCTAATGCTACAATAGGTCATGGATTAGGTGCAGTTCCAAAACAAATTTGGGTTAAAAATAGAGATGCAGCTTATAACTGGAAAGTATATCATGCAGAAAATACATCTGCACCAGAAACAGATTATCTAGTTTTGGATACCACTGATGCCACAGTAGATTCTAATACACATTGGAATGATACAGCACCAACATCAACTGTTTTTAGTATAGGAAGTTCTAATGCTTTGATAAGGTCAGGTGATAATTTTGTAGCCTACTGTTTCGCAGAGGTAGAAGGCTACTCAAAGTTTGGCAGTTATACTGGTAATGGTAATGCAGATGGTGTTTTTGTCTTTACTGGATTTAGACCAGCTTGGATTATGACAAAAGAAACTTCAGCCACAAGTAGTTGGAACATTTATGATAATGCTCGTTCTGATGATAACCCAGCAACAGAACTTTTAATTGCTAATAGTACAAATTCTGAAGGTACAGGAACAGATATTGATATTGTTTCAAATGGTTTTAAAGTTAGAAGCACAAGTGGAAATATAAATACAAGTGGAAACAATTACATTTATATGGCATTTGCCGAAGCACCTTTTAAATATGCTAATGCAAGATAGGAGAAAATAATGGCTTATAAATATAAAGATAGATACCTGAAAGTTGGTAAGGCATGGAAAGATAATAATGGCATTCAACACCCATATAATTGGCAGTCATCTTGGAGTGCTGATGATTTAAAAAAATGGGGTGTAACTGTAGAGAAAGATGTAGATACTAGTTATGACGATAGGTTTTACTGGGCGAAAGGTATTGAGAGGAAACTAGAAGATGAGAATGTAGTTGATGATGATGGTAAGGCAGTTATTGACCCTATAACTGGTAAACAAATGATTCAAAGAGGTTTGAAATATCAATGGATAGAAAGAACTAAATCAACAGCTAATGGTTTACTGACTGCATCAGATTGGTATGTAACAAGAAAGTCTGAAACAGATACAGCAATACCAAGTGACATTTCAAAATATAGAACAGATGTAAGAACTGCAACAAAAACAATAGAAGATAAAATAAATTCTTGTAAAAAACTTAGTGATTTTGAAGCATTATTTTTAGTGCCTAAAGATAGTAATGGTGACCCTACTGGTAATGCACCAATCTATGATTTTCCTGATGAGGTGAACTAATGAGAAAACATATATACGATCTTAACCCACATTTAAAACCAAAGCCCCAGGTACAAGAAGATAAACCAAAGCCGGCAAAGAAAGGTAGGCCAAAGAAAGAGGTAAAAGAATAATGTCAAAACCAACTATGACAAGCTTACAAAGTGAAATAAATAGTCTCAAAACAATCATGGAAGATTTAAGTTCTCGAACTCGTAGGTTAGAGAATGGTCTCTATGCTGGGATGGGATCTATTATATTGCTTCTGATCGGCTTGTTAGTGAGGTAATCCAGTGTTGGAAGCCCTAATTTTGGCGAATAGTGCTTACGGAATTATTAAAAAAACTATAGAAAATGGGGCTGAAATAAGTAGGGCTGGTAAAGCCATAGCCAATTTTGTAGGTGCAGAAGATCAACTTAGACAAGATCTACATAAAAGAAAAAATAGTATGTGGACCAATTTCTTAGGCAAACAAGACA